ACGATGAACGCGATACATTCCAGCCTGACGCGGGCGACGGAGTACCCGGAGGGCGAGGGCTGGAAAATCGTGGACATCACGAACTACACCCTGCCGCAGATCGTGGATAGGGAGGACAACAACGAGTGGCTGATGGCGTCCGCGCTGTCGGTCAAAGTCTATCAGAGAGGAGATTGAGATTATGGCCTTTAACCCCGTTTGGGCAAACGAAATCTATATCGGCACCGCGTACACGCCGGGCTCCGGCGACGCTGCCGGTACCTGGACTTATGCCAAGCTCTGCAAGGGCATCGAGGGCATGACCTTCACGCCGAACGAGCAGAACCAGCAGTATTTCTTCCTCTGCGGGCAGGGCTTCGCGCACAACGAGACCACCGGCGCGGCCCCGCAGATCGAGGTCACGGGCCGCCGCGTGGTTGGCGACGCCGCGCAGGACTATATCGCGGGCAAGCAGTTCGCGCTTGGCACGGACCGCAACACCAGCGTAAAGATCATCGCCGAGGGCAAGCAGATCATTTGCGACGCGACCATCGGCAGCGTGACCAGCTTCGGCGGCCAGACGCTTGACGTCAACGCCTTTGGCTGCACGCTGTACCTTAACGGCGAGCCGACCGTGACCGACGCGGAATGACTGACATAGCCGGGGAAGATCGTTCTTCCCCGGCTGTTTTTGCAAGGAGGGCAATATGTTCACTTTGAGCCTGAACCGTGTACATGACCGCGTGCGCATCGTGGAGGGCGGCGAGCAGCTTGATCTACGCGTGGACGCTGACCCGATGCGGATGGTGGCAGGGCTAAATGAGGCCCAGCGGCGGCTGCGTGAGCTGACCGAAGAAAGCACTGAGGACGACAAGGGAAACGCGGCGCTGTATTTCGCCGGGGTGATGTTTGGCGAGGAGCAGGCGCGCACGCTGATGGACTTTTATCACAACGACCCGGCCTGCGTGATCAACGTGTGCGGACGCTATTTCTCCGCGCGCCTCGCAAAGTTGATTGAAAAGGCGCAGCGCAAGGCAAAATGAAGCTGTACGAACGGCTCCCGGACCGCGTGGAGGCCGGGGGGCGAACCTATAAACTGAATTTGGATTTTCGCAACGTTCTGCGGATGATGGAGGTACTGGGCCGGGATGATCTGATCCCGACGGCGCGGGACTGGCTGGCGCTGCGCTGCATCATGCGCAGGCCGCCGCGTCATGCCGGGCCGCTGATGGACGCGGTTCGGGCGCTGCTGTTTCCGGCGCATAAGAGCGGCGGAGACGGCAAGCGCATCACATCATTTGACCAGGACGCGGATTTGATCCGCGCAGCGTTTCGGCAGGCCTACGGGATAGACCTTTACCGGGACGGGCTGCACTGGCTGGAGTTTTCCGCACTGCTGGCGGCGCTGCCGGAGGGCAGCCGCTACAGCGATGTGCTGGGCATCCGGGCGCGGCCCATGCCTACTCCGACAAAATACAACCAGCAGGAGCGAGAATGGCTTGCAAAGGCCAAAGCCGCGTGCGCGCTGGATATGGACGATAACGAGCGGGCGGCGGCCTACGAGCAGGGCGTTAAGGCGCTGTTCGCCGGGCTGATCGCTTGGGCGGAAAAGGGTGGTGAAACCAATGGCTGACGGACAGGTCGTATTTGAGATCACGGGCGACCGGCGGCCCATCAACCAGGCGCTGAGGGAAACGACTGGCGACATTGAGCGCGAGAGCCGGAACTGGGACCGGGCGGCAGGCCAGGCCGGAGACAACATCCAGGGCAAGTTCGGCAAGGTATTCAAGGCCGTGGCCACGTCGGCGGTGGCGGCGAAGGTCGGCAAGGTGCTGCTGGATTTCGGCAAGGACGCCATCCAGGCCGCGTCTGATCTGCAGGAGGTGCAAAACGTCGTCGACGTGACCTTCGGCGACGGCGCGCGGCAGATCGAGACATGGGCGCAGAAGGCGGGCACGCAGTTCGGCCTGACCGAGACACAGGCTAAGAAGTTTACATCCACCCTGGGCGCGATGATGAAGAGCGCCGGGCTGGCCGGTCCGGAGATCGTGGGCATGTCGACCGATCTGGCTGGGCTGGCCGCCGACATGGCGAGCTTTTATAACCTGGACTTTGAGACGGCGTTCCAAAAGATTCGCAGCGGAATCAGCGGCGAGACCGAACCGCTGAAACAGCTGGGAATCAATATGAGCGTGGCGAACCTGGAGGCCTTCGCCCTGACCCAGGGCATCACCAAAGCCTTTGACCAGATGAGTCAGGGCGAGCAGACCATGCTCCGCTATCAGTATTTGATGCAGGCCACGGCAGACGCGCAGGGCGATTTTGCCCGGACGAGTGACGGATTCGCGAATGGTCTGCGCGCGCTGGAAACCAATATTGACCAGCTCAAGACCAACGTGGGCACGCTGCTGCTGCCGGTGATAAATGACGTAATCAGCGGCGTCAATGATATGGTGTCAGCGCTGACGGTCAAGCCGACCCGCACGGTGCTCGATGACTTCGCCGATGTGGACAAACAGACTGCGGCAAGGCTCGCGGAAATCCAGGAGACGGCGGACGGGGTAAAGGACCTTGTAGCCGTGCTGGAGGAGCTGGGCGGCAAAAAGATCGCGGCGGACGGCTTGACCAAATTTGTCGATGATCTGACCGGCAAAATCAACGGCCTTGGCGGGGCCATGAGCAAGGCCAAGGATGGCGACTACGCCGGGACCATAAGCGAGATCGCCGGGGCAATGGCGGCGGCTACAGGCGGCGACGCGAGTGCGTGGAATACGCTGCTGACGGCAATCGGCAGCAAACTCCCCGACGCGGTAGACGCGACGCTGGATGACAAGGGGCAGACGGCGGCGTTTCTGGCGGCTGCTGGCGCTGCTGCGGACAGTCTCGGTGGCGAATATCCTGCGCTGTGGGCTGAAATGCTGGGCGTGCTGGGCGACGACGCGGGGGCGGCCATTACCGCGCTTGCAAAAGGCGCGACGGCGGCCGCCGCGCTGAATGGGCTTGCCAACGGCGCAAACACGCTGAGTCCGACCGTGGATGTCGATAAGTGGAAGAGCCTGCTGACTGTGTTGTCAGGCACAGGAAATATCGACCTCAGCGGCACGGGCCAAAGCATCACTGACCTCGCCGAAGCGCTGAATAGCAGCGAACCCGGAAGTAAAGCGCAGGCGTGGGAAACCTTCCTGAACGCCCTGTATGCCGATGTCGATAATTTGAGCAAGCTGACCGGCAAGGACGCGGAAGGGACCATTGAGTGGCTGGACGGCATCAAACTTGCGGCGCAAGGGCTCGCGCCTGACGACGCGGCAGGCTGGGCGACGCTTTTCGGCGAAATTCGCAAGGGCCTGCCGAAGCTGACGGCGAAGGAGGACTGGCTTGACGTACTGGGCGCGCTGAAGAGTACGGGCAGCATCGACCTGGGCAATACCGGCAAAAGCATTTCCCAGCTTGCCGAAGCGCTGAATGGCGAAGACCCGGGTACCGACCGGGCGCAGGCGTGGCGGGAGCTGCTGGACGCGCTGTCGGCGGACGTGGAGGGGCTGTCCAAGCTGACCGGCACCAGCGCGGAGGACACCGCGGCATGGCTGGCTACGCTGGCGGAGGGCGCGAACGCGCTGGACCCGAACAGCGCGGAGGGATGGGATAAGCTTTTCGCGCAGCTCGTCACCGGCCTGCCCGGTCTGGGCGATACAAACGCCGCCGGGCTGTTTGCGGAGCTGGCGGGTGGCGCAGACGACGCGGAGACCTATCTCCGGGCGCTGGGTTACAGTACGGACGACATCGCGGACGCACAGGCCGCGTGGCTTGAGGTGTGCCGCCGTCTTGTGCAGACGCTTCCCGGGCTGAATGAGATCATCAACACGGAGACCGGCGAGGTCAAGGGCGGCGTCGCGGCTATCGACGAATATGTCAATGCGTGGAAAGAGGGGCAGGAAAAGATTGCCCTGTGGAAGGCGTACTACCAGAAGGAGGAACTTCTGAACAAACGCCGGGAGAATGAGTATCTTGCACGGGTTGACAGCATGGGCGCTGAACAGCGGGTCAAGAGGCTCCGCGCACAGCTTGATAAATATGGCGGGTATGATGCTGTAAATAGCAATATTGGCATCAACGGGAATGGCGACTGGTATCTCAAAAGCGGGGGCTACAGCAAGCAGGAGCAGGAAGAGATACTTGGGCTCTATGCCGAATACGGGCAAGCGGTGACGGAGGCGGCACAAGCGGCAGAAATCTACGAGAACGAGGTCAACGCCAACGCGCAGGCCGTGCAGGATCTGGCAGACGAAAAACAGGCCCTGATCGAGACCGTCGGCGAGGAAGAGAACGCCACCAACGGTGCCGCGGACGCTATGGGCGACGCGGCGGACGCGATGGCCGAATGGTCCAAGGAAACAAAGGACGCGGCGACAGAGGCCGTCACGGCGGCTGCGGACGCGCTGGAGGCGCTGGACAAGTATTATCAAGATGTCCACGCCGACACCAAGCGCAGTATCGACGGCGTGGTGAGCGGCTTTGAAAAGATCATCACCCCGGCAGAGCAGGCGCGGCAGAAGATGAGCGACCTCACCAAAGAGATAGACGAACTGAACGCCGCCGGCAAGGACTCCACCGGGCTGCAAAAGACCTACGCCGACATGGAAAACTCCATCCCAAGCGTGCAAAACATGACCGAGGCCCTGCAGGATCAGCTGGATTATCTGACCCAGTATCAGGAATACCTGGCGCAAGCCCGGGCCGCGGGCGTGAGCGACGCCGTGCTCGCGTCCCTGTCCGACGGGTCCACCCAGAGCTTTGATTATCTCAAAGCGCTGGCCACCACCGGCAGCGCAAAGGAGATCGAGGAGCTTAACAGCGCCTATGCGCAGGTCGAGGCGGCGAAGGCCAGCCTCACCGACAGCTTGACCGAGCAGCGCCTGGCAGCGGACAGCGAGTTCACCGCGCTATCGGACGCGGCGACGGCTGCCGTGGCAAGCCTGGATCAGTACGCCACCGCCGAGGGCAACATGGAGCACACCGTGCAGGGCATCGCGGACGGCATCGCCGCGAAGGTGCCCGCGGTACAGGCGCAGGTCGACGCGCTTCTGTCCGCGCTCTCCAGCCTGGACAGCGCGGGCATATTCGGAAAGGGACTGCTCGGACGATCCGTCAAGGGCAGCAAATTCAGCCTCAATCTAGATGGCACGCACGCCGTCGGCCTGGATTATGTGCCATTTGACAACTACCTGGCCGCGCTGCATGAGGGCGAGAGCGTATTGACCGCCGAGGAGAGCCGGGTGTGGCGCAACTTCAAATACGGCGCCACGAGCGGCGTTAACGCCCTGGATTACGACGCGCTGGGCGGCGTGATGCGTGAGAACGTCAAGGCCGGCGGCAACGTGTACCTGGACGGGCGCACGGTGGGCCGGGTGATTTCCGAGCGCCAGGCTGACAGCCTGCGCAACCTCGAAAGGAGCGGGTGGCAGGGATGATCTTTTTTGACGGCAAGGCGCTGGAGAGCGTGGCTCCGGTCAAGATCGAGGACATCCGCGTCTCCCCCATCCAGATGACCGCGGCGGCGCGGCAACGGCCCGTGCGCTGGGGCGCGGATTTCGTGCGCATGACCGGTGGGAGCCGCACGGTGGACATCGTGTTCGCACTGCTGACCAATAACCGGGACACCCGGCAGGCGCAGCTCAAGGCCATTACGGCGTGGGCGCGGAGCGATCAGCCGAAAAAGCTGGAGCTGCCGAACCACGGGAATCTGTATCTTGAGGCCATATGCACGGCATTCCCGGAGCCCAGCCTGCGCCAGTGGTGGGAGAGCCGCCTGCGGCTGGTATTCACCACCTTTGACAATCCCTTCTGGACGTCCGCCATCGAGCGCAGCGCGCCATGCGGGCAGGCGTTTACCGTGCTGGGCGACGCGCCGCCGATCATGCGGATCGAACACACCTATGAGAGCGCGGCGACCGATCAGGCCTGGACGGACGGCGAGGACGAGTTCACGCTGAACAACGTGCCCGCCGGGAAACTGGTGATCGACCTTAACCGGCAGACCGTGGCGCACAACGGCACGAGCCTGATGGACGAGTGGGAGTTTGAATCGACCTTTATACGCCCGCGGACCGGCACCCGCACGATCACCGGCGTAGGCACGATCTACTGGCGCGAAAGGTGGCAATAGACATGTATTTCCTGTTTTTCAGCGCCGCGGACGCGCCGCTTTTCGCGCGGAGCGACGCGGAGAGCGCCACCTGGACGGTGGAGGAGTTAAGCCTGCAGGCGCTCTTCCCCTGGCGGGACGACAAAGTGATCCGGCAGGGCATGCGCATCGGCTTCACCGATGAAACCGGCGTATTCCAGCCCTTTGAAATCCGCAAAGTGCGTACCTACGAACCGGACCATTATCAGGAGATCACTGCGGAGCACATCGCCATTTCCGAGCTGTCGGACGAGCATATCGCCCCCGCGGAGCTGACCAACGTGACCGCCCAGGCGGCGCTCGCGCGGATACTTACCGGCACGCTCTGGAGCGTGGGCCAAGTGACCACCTCCGGCACATCCTCCGGGGATATCAGCATGGGCAGCGTATGGCAGGCCGTGCGCGTGGTCGAGGAGAATTGGAATGTGTACATTACCCCGCGCGTCACCTTCGGCGCGGGCGGCATCACGGGCCGCTATCTGGACATCGCGCCCGCGGAGCCGGTATGGCGGGGCGTGCGGCTGTCGCTGGACAAAAACGCCGACGAGATCGGCGTCACCTGGGACGATACTGAGACATACACGGCGCTGTACGGCTACGGGCGCAGCGTGAGCAAGACGCCGATTAACTTCAGCAGCGTCACATGGACGCAGACGTCCGACCACCCGGCGAAGCCTGCCGGGCAGACGTATTTGGAGGACCCGGCGGCCACGGCGCTGTATGGGCGCAACGGGCGCCCCCGGTTTGGCTTTTACCAGAATGGCGACATCACCGATCCCGGCGTGCTGCTCCAAAAGACCTGGGACGCGCTGAAACTTTGCAACGCGCCGCAGGTGTCCGTGGATTGCCAGGTGCGCGACCTGTACCGGCTGGGCTACGCGGACCAGCCGATTCGGCTGCATGACGCCGCGATCATCGACGTACAGCCGACCGGCGAAATGCTCAGGCGGGAGATCATCCGCCTGACCGTGGACCTGCTGGACCCCACGGCCACGCGGCCCACCATCGGGGCCTATATTCCCAATATCATTTACATTCAGCGCGAGACCGCGACCCGGGCCAGCGGACGCGGCGGTGGCGGTGGGCGCGGCGGCGGAGGCGGCGGCGGACAAACCAACGCGGAGTATCAGCTGTCCGAGTACGAGACCGAGATCACGGCAAACCAGTACCAAATCGGTCTGCGAGCGTATCAGAGGGATATGAACAACGTGGACAGCATCCTGCGCCAGGCTGGTATGCAGCTGGACGCCCAGGGCGTGCTGATCTACGCGAGCGACAACGCGAATATGTTGCAGTCGAAGATCAGCGTCAAGGCGGATTCCGTCACCGTCGAATCACTTGCCACATACATCAATAATCTGATCACCGGTGTAACGCAGGCGACATATATTAAGTCACAAGCTGCAAAGTTCACGTCGTTGAATGCTGACTCTGCGCTGTTTGGCACGATCATGGTCGACAATAAATCGGCGACCTGGCGCAGCCAATACGTGGTCACATCCGTGAGCATTACAAAGCCGTCATTGAGCCGCAGCGCGGAGCATCCTTTTTCGTGGAATAGCGGTAGCCTATCTGGCGAAACAGTCGGAAGGCTGGTAACCGGCTGGGATAACGGCTCGGTATCAGTCAGCGGTACAACGATCAATTATCTTGGCGGCGCGAACACATAAGGAGGGTATATGGACGGACTTTATACCAACACCGAGATGGTCGACCAGATCATTATTAAGCTGGACGGCGCGCTGAAAGCGCTAATCGGCGGCGAGCGCCTGGCATTCGCCGCGGGCTATGTGGAGATCATGCAGATGCTGGCATCGCTCAAAAAGGGCATCGACACGGACAACCGAATGCACGCGCAGCAGATCAAAATGCTGGAGGAACAGCTGGCCGCTGCGAATACGATCACGCCGACCGGGGACGGCGGCGAGGTCGTCGGCGGCGAGCGGATCGTCTTTAGTGCCGGCCTGCACGGCGAGATGGACCCGGCGAAGGCGGGCACCTATACGATCCCGATTGACCCGGAAGGGCGGCTGAACGGAGGCGACAATAATGCGGACGATTGAGCTGGCGAACGGCGCCAGGTACAATGGCGAATGGTGCGGCGAATCCCTGGGACTGCTGACCATCTGTCTGACCAACGTATACACAGCGGCGGAGCTTTTCGCGGCGTTCTCCGACCCGGCCAACACGGCGCGGATCGTCTCCACGCTGGCCTCTGAGGAAACGGTTTACGAGGGCTATACGATTTTCAAGGCGCTGGACATGAACAGCTGGTACGGGGGCCGACCCATCATCACGCTGGAACACAGCGCGGAAGGAGCGTAACACATGGATATTTTCGAGCGGTGGTTTGAGCAGGACCTGACGAAAAAGGTCGGCATCCAGCACGCGGAGAGCCTCGCCTTTTCCGGCAATAACGCCAGCAACGTCGTCGGCGTGTACGTCTACAAGGACGGCGCGCCCGCGGAGCTGGCCGGGATCGTCACCGGCACGGTGATCCGCCCGGACGGCATGACGGTGCCCCTGACCGGCACGCTGAGCGGCAATGCCGTCTCCGCCGTGCTGACGGAGGCGTGCTTTGCCGTGCCCGGCTACATCGGCGTGGCGCTGACTGTCACCAGCGGCGACATCACGATGACCGTGCTCAAGGCGACGTTTGAGGTGGAACCTATCGAGACCGGCACCGTGGTCGATCCCTCCGGGGAGATTACCGCGAACGTTGCAGAGCTGATTTCCGACATCGAGACCGCTGTGGCCACGATTCCGCCCAGTTACTCCGACCTGCTGGCTGCCGTCGCCCCGACCTTCGACCCGGAGGCTTCGACGCCGTATCAGTCCGGGGCGTATGTCTGGTATTCCGGGGCGCTGTATCGTTTTATCGCCGATCACACCGGCGCGTGGACTGGGACGGATGCGGTGAGTGTGAATGTGGGTGAAGAAATCAGTGAGTTAAAGAGCGCCTTAAAAATGGAAACTGACCGTGCTATGACTGAGGTTTCTGGTTTTCGGGTTGGCGAATATGTTCCTTATGAATACAAGGACAAAAACATTGGCAGTATTGCTTTGACCATATCGCCGGGAATAATTAAGCTGTCTGGAACGAGTACCTCCGGACGGCTAATGAGCTTACTTGGTGACGAAGTCGTTTATGCCACAACATCCACACCGAGCGCAGATATGCTCGCTAAAGGCCCTTTTAGTGTTGTAGCTGGCCACACATATCGGCTTTCCGCTAAACTCGTTTCCGGGAGCATCTCAGCGGCATCGGCATTGATTTTTACAGTGTGGGCTACAGACGGGACAAAGCTAAAAGATATCTATTTTGACAATGAAATCAAATTCACACCGGAAACGAATACGATTGGTCAGATCACGGTTTATTTCAAGAAAACGGTAACCTACACTGATGCGATTATCGTTTATGGATTCACGGATATTACAGACGAGCTTGAGAAAAAGGCAGACTATGATCAGTATAAAGCGAAGGTGGATGGGGCGGTTAGTGAAATTGAAGATCTCAGCGCAATCGAACTCGGCAATAAAATAGTTTATGGGAACGCAGTTAATCTTCCTTGCGTCTCTGGTAGTGTGTCTTATGGCACCTATGCCGAAATTGAAAAAAATGCAGATCTTTATAAAGTGAGAGGGACTATAATCAGTTCCAGAGTCCGAGTCCCGCTGACCGGAACAAAAATAGAATTCAGCACCTCTACTCCTTCAAAAGCATCAAATCCTGATTGGTATTTGTCCAGTATCCCCGACTTTGTTCTTGGACATTCCTATCGGCTTTCAGTTAAGATACTTGACGGGTCAGTTGATTTAACTAATGCAGGTGAAGAGATATACATCATAGGTGATACTGATGCAGGAGCGCGCATTATCAACAATGCTGTGGATGGTACTGTTTGGAAATGTACTGATCTGCCTGTGATGCTTGCTTTGGTTCTCAGAGCAGGAACGTATCAGAACGCTGTGATTTATGTCGGAGTAAAGGATATTACAAATGAAAAATCGGAAACTGAATGGCAATCTAATCTGAATAAAAATCCATACCAAAGCATTCCTTGGACTCTGATACAGGATGTGACAAGCGTATGCCATGCACACCTGAACCGGGATGAACGGATGCAAGCGCAATTCGAGGCGCTGCAATCAAAATACAAACACGTTGCTATCAGTATGTATTATCCGTCTGTCCCAACTTATCCCCTTGCAAACTATTTTGAAAATGTTGGTACCACAATCGGATCGCCAAATGCGGAACACGTTAGGATGACGGGCGAAAGTGGGCATTTGCATCTGTGCGCTGTTGGGTCGGTACTTGCTACAAATCCGGACTCGGCTTCTCCATATATCCATGTCGGGACATTGGAGGATACAGTAAAGAACGCTGAAATCTGTATGCAAGGAAACGGGGGAGTAATAACTATAAACCATCCGTATTGGTCTGATTTAACGGTAAATAAGATTCTGTCCATAATGCAACTTTCTGAGCGAGTTGCTGCTTTGGAAGTCTGGAACGCTTCCTGTGAAATGGATAACGGCAAAGGTTTGGCAGCAGACTTGTGGGATGGCGTTCTTTCGACAGGAAACCAAATCTATGCTACTGCCGTTCCAGACCATGAATGCCAGTATCATCCAAACGAAGATCGGTGTGGATTCGGATATAATCACATGATCATAGTTAATCTGACAGAAGAAGAGATATTAGCGTCTTATCGGACTGGACGATTTTACACAACTCTGTATAATGATGGTCTTTTGCTCACTCGCATGGATATGTCGACTGATGGACTTGTTACTATCGAAGTAAGCGAGAACAGCACGTTCTTGTTTAAAACAGCGACAAGAAGCGTGGAAGTATCCACGGCGGCAACCAGTGCAACGTTCCAGACACAGACCGGGGATGTTTATGTCCGGGTTGAGGCTGTGCGTGGAACCAATAAGCTATGGACAAATGCGATCATGCTTTAAAACTTACTTTAAGTGCGAATCGGGGAGCGTAAATCCGCTCCCCGGAAAGAGAGGAATAGAATACCATGCGAGACTTTTCCATTTAAATTGAGGATGATGTTTTAATTAACACTTTAAACTCCATGCCGCCAATCAAAGAAAGCACAGAAACATCAACGATCATCGAGCTACTGAGAGGAGTATGATGATATGATCGAACTGACCGAACTTCAGGAACGCCTCCGCACAGCCACTGACCGCGTGCGCGCGGCCATCCTCGTGGACGATGACATGGAGGACTACGAAGACGCCCTGGCCGAACAGGACGCCCTGAAGGATCTGATCCAGGAATTCGAAGATGCTGAAGGAGAGGAGTGTGATACCGATGTCTGCCGAGTCGATACGTCTGGCGATCCGGAATAAATACAGAGAGATTCTTGGCCGCAATTACTACAATGACAACTCCCGCCGTACCTACTGTTATAAGAAATATAGCGACGGCAAATACTACTCCGATTGCTCTTCGTCCATCTCCTGCACGTACAAGGAGTGCGGCCACAGCTTCGGCATTATGCGCACGACAGACATGTGGGAGAGCGACCGCTTCGTCGATGTCCCCGTCATCATTCAGGGCGGCATCATCCAGAATCCGGGCGTGTTGCGCATCGGTGACATGCTCCTGTTCGCCGGTACCCACTCCAGCCGAAAAGCCTGGGGCTATGTGGGCCATGTGGAAATGGTGGGGGAGATCAGCGGCAATTCCATCACCCTCTACGGGCACGGTTCGTCTCATCCGAAAAAGAAGGAAATGAACGCCTACTGCCGCACCAGATACCGTACCAAAACGTCGAAAACTCCCATCGGGAACTGCGGCCTCCTCCGGGTCCGCCGCTACATCTGCGACGAAACCGACACCTCGACCCTCCTTCGCAAGGGCGACAAGGGCGAAGCCGTCAAGCTGATGCAAGGGCTTTTGCTGGCGCAGGGCTACAAGCTGCCCAAATACGGAGCCGATGGCGATTTTGGCAGCGAGACTTTCGCCGCCCTCCGCCAGTACCAGGCGGACCACGGACTCCCCGTCACGGGCATCTACGACGCGGAGACCGAAAAATCCCTGACCGATGGCACCCAGCCCGCCCGCTTCGTCGAGAGCACCGGCAACGGCGTCAATATCCGCACGGCCCCTTCCACGGTAACGGGCAAAAAGCTCGGAAAAGTCTATAAGGGCGACCGCCTCCCGTATCAGGGCATTATTTCTGATGAAGGCTGGTACCTGGTGGAGTATCGTGGCCAGAACGCATGGATCAGCGGCAAATACTCCAAGCTCGTAGCCTGACTTTGCAAATCTAAAGAAAATCTTTGCAATCGCAAGAAAATCTTTGCAAACGCAAAGATAATTCCCCTCTACGGAGGGGTGGCGGCGAAGCCGACGGGGTGGTTTCCACTCCGAACTCAGAACTCCGAACTCAACTCCTCTGAAAGGAGGGCTCCCCGTGTGACTATACTTCTCCAGATCCTCACCGCCTGCGTCCCGATCGCCGTGGCGCTGGTGGGCATCATCCCGACCATCATCTCCAACAGGAAGAAGACCGACGCGTCCATCCGCGAGACCAACGAATCCATGCGCCAGCAGATCTCTACGATCCAGACCACCCTCAACGCCCACATCCGCGAGGACGAGGACGACAAGGCTCGCAACCAGCGCTACCGCATCCTGCGCTTCTACGATGAGATGTGCGAGCACCGCCGCCACTCCGAGAGCCACTTCGAGGATATCCTGGACGATATCGACAACTACGAGCGCTATTGCGCTAAACACCCTGATTTCCGCAACGCGCGCGGGAAGGTAGCCATGGACACCATCAAGTCCACCTACGCCGACATCAAGCAGCGCGGCGCCTTCCTCTCCCACGAGCGCACGGATTAACCTGCATCTTTCCTGATTTTATGCACGAACTTCACTCTCAACTCTTTTCCGACTGAAAGGAGGACTATCATGATCGATCTCACCAAAGTCGTCGAGGCCGTCATCGCCCTCGCCGTCGCCCTCATCACCACATTCCTGATCCCCTGGATCAAAGCCCACACCACCGAGAAGCAGCAAGAGCGCATCGAGGCCGTCATCGAGACCGCCGTGATGTGCGCCGAACAGCTCTACGGCTCCGGCATGGGCAAGGAGAAGCTGAAGGCCGCCCAGGATTACATCGCATCCAAGGGCTACACCGTGGACCTCGAGCAGATCGAAGCCGCTGTCTACGCTCTCATAAACGCCGACAAGCCTCCCGAAATCACCATAGAATAACAACGCCCCCGGCACCCGCAAGGATGCCGGGGGGGATAATTTTTTTCGTAATTTCATAAATAAGTATGGACGAGCTGCTGAGAAGCGTGCTACAATATGTAAATCGGAGAACAAGATCCGAAGCTCTACTCCGATTTAGGCTGATCCAGGCCTTGCTGAACCGATCCATGCTGTGCAACTTTTGTGCAACTCACTTTTGCTCGCAACGGCAATCGTAGAGCGTCAAAGCCCGCAAAAGTACTGCATTTTTCGATCATCCAGCGTCACCTTTTTTCGCCTCCTAAGCGAAAGGCCGCGCGTTCGAATCGCGCCGGGGACGCCAGGGAAACTCCGCATAAACACTGGGTTTGTGCGGGGTTTTTGTTTTTTGGCTTCAGGCGTTGTGCGGGAGTTGTGCAACTTTTGTGCAACTTTCGGATTCGAACATGCCGTTGATCTGCTTTTTCGCGATGTCCATGTGCTGCGCGTCCAGGTGGGTGTAGATGTTCCGGGTGGTCTGGTAGTCGGCGTGGCCGACGGCCTTCATGGTGACCAGGATATCCACGCCACGCTCCCAGCACATGGTGATGAAGTTGTGGCGCAGGTAGTGCGGGGTGATGCGGGGGCGGTAGCGGCCGAGGATATCGCTGCGGCCGTAGCAGGTGGGGGCGGCGCCCTCGATCTCGTCGGCGAGACCGCAGGCGATCATGAGCCGCAGCCACATGCGCCGGGAGGAGTTCTGCGAGAGCGGCTCCCCGCCCCGGGCGGAGAGGATCAGCGCGGCCGGGGCCTGCCGCAGGGGCCAGAGCAGCGCGCGCAGCGGATCCGCCAGGGGGACGAATCGGTCGGCGGCGCGGGTCTTCAGCTCGCCCAGGTCGCCGGTCATGAAGTCGAGATCCCGCTGCACGTGGATCAGCCCTGTGTCCCAGTCCACGTCGCCCCAGCGCAGCCCGCGGACCTCTCCGGGGCGCATGCCGGTGTAATAGAGCAGCCCGAGATACAGTCCCTCGGGATGGGAGCGGATGACCTCGACCACGCGCCCGCGCTCCTCGGGCGTCAGGGCGCGGCGCTCTTCGGCGGGCGTGGCATCCGGGCGGATCAGGTTGGCGGTGGGATCGGTCCGCAGCAGCTGGTCGCGGCAGGCGGACTGGAAGATGGCCTTCAGCACCGTCATGCATAAGGTGATCTGCGTGCCGCTGGCGCCGGCGAAGCCGTTGAGGAACGCCTGCAGCTCCAGCGGGCGGATGGCGCGCAGGTTCCTGTCGCCGAAGGCCGGCAGGATGTGTCTGTTCAGCATGCTGCGATAGCTGGCGACGGTGGAAGGCGCGATGAAGGGCGCCTTGCGCACGCGGTACCACTCGGTGGCATACTCGCCGAACAGCCGGTCGGCCTTCAGGGCGTCGCCGGTGATATAGTGCTCGACCACCTGCCGCCGGGCGGCCTCCAGCTCGGCTTTTGTTTTGCCCGAGATATATTTGTAGATGGGTTTTCCGTCCGCGCCGATGCCGATGGTGACCTTGGTGCGGTACAGGCCGGATCTCTGTTTTTTCATAAGACTGCCTCCTTGACCTGATGTCGGGAGGCGTGGTATAATGATAGCGCCTCCCTGATAATGGTTCGTCGTGGGATCAGTAATGATGGGAGCTGCCCTGCCCGGGTGCAAACGGGCAGGGCTATTTTTTTATGCGTCCGGCCAGAAGGGGACGGCGGTCGCGCGGGCGAGGGCGGCGTCCAGCGAGGCCATGCACTCGTGCAGCACGCGGCGCTGCCAGGCTGTGAGGGGCGGCACATCGGGGCGCGGGGGATCGGGATCGGGCTTCGGCGGGGGCGGCAGCAGGTCGGACGCGCGCTGCATGTAGGAGAGCACGTTCACGCTGGTGATCCGTCCGGCCTCGTCCCGCTCCTGGATGCGGATATCCTCGCCGTTATAGAGATCGTCCTTCAGCCAGTGATCCAGCTCGTGCCGCAGGGCTTCGCGCTGGCCGGAGAGGCTCAGGCGGGCGCTGACATAGATGTTGATGTGCCCGTCCGGACTGAGGGCGATGAACGCGCCCGCGGTCACGGGCATGTCGATGGCGCGGATGGTGCAGCCGGTCATGACGGATCCTCGCCGTCGTAGAAGTCGGGGTTTGTGGCTTTGAGCGCATCGATCAGCGCTACAGCCGCATCGACGTCTTTCTTTGTGGCGTTCTTGGCGAGGTGGAACAGCATGCGGCGGTTGGGGTCGTCCCGCAGGGACTCGCGCAGGGTCCAGAGGTCGTCGTCATCCGAAGAAGAGCCTTTCGCCACATACGGGTCCTGGCCGGGGTCATTCGCATCAGGTTTCGGATATTCCACTGGATCATCAGATGCGCCAATCAAATACGACAGCGATACATTTAAGGCTACGGACAGCGAGTCGAGCGTTTCGAAATCGGGTTCGCGAACCTCGTTTTCATAATTGCTGATCGTCTGTTTTGTCACGCCCAGCTTTTGTGCCAGCTGTGCTTGGGACAGGCCGCGCATCTTTCGCGCGCGCTTGATTGAGTTTCCGATATTCGCCATAGCAATACCCCCAGTCAACAAAATGTTATCACAAACTGTTTATTTTGTCAACATTTCGTAATATAAAAAGGTAAACGAACCGTTGACAAATATAGACGATGGTGCTATTATACGTATAACGAAGCGTTGACTTCGAGCAAGGAGGTGAGAAGGTGGAGAAGAAGCTGATCGGCGAAAGGCTGCGGGAATTGAGAGGCGACATCAGCCGCGAACAATTAGCCGTGGCGCTGGGCGTAACTTCACAGGCCATTTTCAACTATGAAACTGGCGCCAGAATCCCGTCTGACGAAATGAAGGTCAAGATCGCGAATTACTTTAATCGAACAGTTCAGGAAATTTTTTTTAGCGATTGAGTCAACGATTCGTTATACTGCGGAGAGCAGTAACCCGTTTTACCCCACGACGAACCACAACCCGAAACCCACGACGAATCAACACATGAAGGAGGTATCCCTATGAACAAGATCACATTGGACGATCTGCTGGCGGTGGCCGCGGCGAAGCGGCTGAGCGTCACCGTCACGCTGACCAGGACGCTCACGGCCCGAGTGGACGTGGATTCAAACGACCTGGGCCAGTGGACGGAGCTGGTGGAGCTGTACGGCGGCTACGAGGTGCGCGAGGTCACGGCCGCGGATTACGGTACCCTCAGCATCAGCCTGACGCCGCCCACGCACCTGCCGAAGGGAGCGTGACGGCCATGACGCAGCAGGAGCGCACCGACGCGCTGGTGGAGCGCTACGGCGAGGTCTGCTCCCGGGTGCTGGCGGGCAAGATCCTCGGGCGCTGCCCGAACACCATCAAGGCCATGCTGGCCGATGGGAGACTGGATCTCTGCTGCGGGGGCACCATGGTGGACGTGCGCAGCATCGCCCGGTACATCTGCCAGCCCGCGCAGGAGGACTTCGAGGCGAAGCGGCGGCGGTATAAGCGGCGGCACGGGACCGAGTGGGCGGTGTAGCGCGGCGGAGCCGCCGCAGTGTGCAGAGTGCAGAGTGCAGAGTGCAGTCGAGAACGCCGGAGAAACGGAAAAACGGAGAAGCGGAAAAACGGAAAAACGGAGAAGCGGAAAGAGAGGAAATCGGAAATGAGCAGTATGGCAACGGGGATCCGGGAGCAGCTCATCTGGCGCGTGCCGGTGGATATGCTGCCCCAGATCAAGGAGATCGTGGAGGAGTGCGGCCTGACGCCGCCCAACGCGGTGGAGAAGCTGATGCGCTACGCGCTGGGGCACGCGAAGATCAAGGCTGTGCCGGTGATGTGCCTGACCTTCGACGACGAGCTGGCGCCGGAGGTGCCGGACCGGCCGGGCAAGACGCCCACGGGGCGGACGGTCGCCCAGAAGCGGAAGGGAGGGAACGGAGAATGATCTCGATCGTACTGAGCGTGATCGCCGGGATCGTGCTGGTGGCGTTCCACCGGGCGCGGCTGAAGGAAGTCGAGGACGCCGTGCGCCGGGAGATGACCGCGCGGCTGCGTACCGAACAGAGAGCCTACCAGCGCCTGACCAACGCGCTGACAGATGAGATCATCGAGCTCTACATGGAGCGCGACGCGGCGAATGAAAAGGCGGAGGCCAGCTACGAGCGCGGCCGCCACGACCAGCAGAAAGAGAGCCGGGACACGGCCACATGGATCAAGGCCTATGAGACGCAGCAGATCCACCTGGCTCTGAGAGGAGGCCGCTGATATGTCGAAAGCCTACGGAAGAATGACGTCTCTCGAAGACGCGGTCACCTTCCTGGCGTCGCTCCCGGTGCCTCAGGCCGACGAGGAAACGCGGCAGTACGTGCTGCATCGTCTGGAGTACGAGCGCGATCAGGCCACCCCCGTGAAGCCCAAAGTGCGGCAGGGCAGGTCTTTCGATGAGATCACCTGCGGCAACTGCGGTCGGTGTCTGACCGTGACCGACCACTACTGCCCGGGCTGCGGCTTCCTGATCGACTGGAGGAGGCGAGATCCATGAGCGGAAAGGTATTTCTTCCCCTGTGGGTGGCCATCGCGGGCCTGTGGATCGGATGCGTCTGCAAGGGCATCACCTACGCCCTCAGCTGCATGGGGAGGTGAGGACATGGTGGACGCCATCGACTTTACACCGTTAGTCATCACGCTGCTCATCGGCTTCGTGGCCTGGCTGGCCAAGGATATTCTGTAATGACAAAGGGAGGAGCAAATGACAAACCGACAGGCATTGATGAACTGGATGGACACCCTCTCGAACGAGGAGTTCATCGAGCAGGTGCTGAGCCGGAGCAGCGATCTTCCGGAGCGCATCGACCACGCCCTGTGCCTGGCCTGCAAGGCGCAGCACGGCGGGCAGTGCGTACTGCCTCCAGAGGACGCCGAATGCCCGATCGGCACCGCCGACTGGCTGGATATGGAAAATGGAGGGAGGAGCATAGCATGATGGACACAGAGGGCTTCCGCAAAGCCATGCTGGAGCCGCTCATGAAGGAGAAACGGAGCTTCCGGGCGTACCACTGCCGCCGCTGCTTCGCGGTGCTGCGGATGGACCCGGTGCCGACAGCCAAGCCCGTGCTGTTCCTGACCGTCGGCAACCGGACGCGCAAGCTGGCCGACACGGTGGGCAATGAGGAGAAATGCAATCGGGAGGTACGCGCGGCCCGCGAACGGGGCGAGCATGCCCGCTGGGACAGGACCTCAGAACCGGGGAAGCCGAAGTCCATTGGGAAAGCGGCGCTGGCGAAACTGGAGAAGCAGATCATGGAGATGCGGATGGATCCGTACCGCTATCGGGATCTGACCGTCTGGACCTTCGACGGGGCGAACCTGACGATAGAGAAGGACGATCGGCTGGAAGTGGAACTCGTATGACCAAAGGAGGGTAAACAGAAATGGATATCAACGTCAGAGTGGACTTTCCCGCGCTGGACAGGCTGTGCGGGATACTGGAAGGGAAGACCGGCGCGGGCCTGTGCGCGGAGGTGAAGGTGGACGTGGGCGGCAGCGTCGACGTCTGCGCGGAGAAGGGGGAGGAACGCGCTGCGGCGGAGACCACCCCGGTGGAGACCACCCCGTCGCCTTCGGCGCCACCCCTCCGTAGAGGGGAATTGAGCGAGCCTAAGCCCGTGGCTAAGGCGAAGGGTAAGACCAAGGCTGAAGTCAAGAGCGAAGCAGTGAAGGAACCTGTTCCCGAACCCGCTCCCGAGCCTGCTCCCGAACCTGCTTCCGAACCTGCTCCCGAACCTGTTCCTGCTGAGAAGGTATACGCGCTGGAGGATCTGCAGCGAGCGGCGGCCAGCCTCAGGGACCAGGGCAAGCTGGGGGCCGTGACGGCGCTGTTCCCGGAGTACGGCATCCGGAAGCTGTCCGACCTGAAAGCGGAGCAGATGGCGGGCTTCGCCGGCGAGCTGAAGAGACTGGGGGCGGAACTGTGAGCACGAGCCACGCGATGCTGTCCCCGTCCAGCGCGGAGCGCTGGATCCACTGCCCGCCCAGCGCACTGCCAAATGCGGAGGCGCCCCGGAAGGACACCGCCTACACGCTGGAGGGCACCCTGGCCCACGCGGTGGGCGAGCTGAAGGCCCGCAAGTACTTCATGAGCAGCGGCATCGGCCCGAGGCAGTTCGCGGCGAAGATGAAGGCCTTCAAGGCTGATCCCTCCTGGCAGGACGAGATGGACGGCCACACCGACCGCTATCTGGACGCCCTGAAGACCATCGCCTCGGACTTCGCGCCCTGGCCGCACGTGACGCTGGAGACCCAGGTGGACTTCTCCGAGTACGTGCCCGGCGGCTACGGCACCGCCGACTGCCTGATGATCGGCAGGGTTGATGGGCACGAGGGCGACACCCTGCACATCATCGACTTCAAGTACGGCAAGGGCGTGCCTGTGAGCGCGCAGGACAATCCCCAGATGAAGCTGTACGCGCTGGGTGCACTGCTCAGCTACGGCCCCATCTACGACGTGCGGACCGTGCGCATGACCATCGTACAGCCCCGCCTGCGGGAGGAGCCGGACACCTTCGAGACCACCGCCTTCGAGCTGATGCGCTGGGCGGAGGAGACCGTGCGGCCCGCCGCCGCGCAGGCCATCCAGGGCGAGGGCGAATACCGGGAAGGCGACTGGTGCCGCTGGTGCGTGCTGAAAGGCTCCTGCCGCGCCCGGGCCGAGGCACAGCTCCAGCTGGCAAAAGCGGAATTCAAGCTGCCCCCGGAGCTGACCGATGAGGAAGTAGGCGATGCTCTCAGGCGCGGCCAGAGGCTCAGGCAGTGGCTCTCCGATCTGGAGGAATACGCTCTCTCCGCCTGTCTGGACGGCCGCGAGATCGACGGCTGGAAGGCCGTAGCGGGCCGCAGCGTGCGCGCCTGGACGGATCAGGACGCCGCCTTCGACGCCGCACGCGCCGCCGGCATCCCGGACGAGATGCTCTGGGAGAAGAAACCCGTCACGCTGGCCGGACTGGAGAAGATCATGGGCAAGAAGCCCTTCGGCGAAGCCCTCAGCGCCTACGTGACTACGCCGCCGGGCAAGCCCACGCTGGTGCAGGCGGACGACAAGCGCCCGGCGATCACGCTGCGATCGACCGCCGCGGACGATTTCATCAACTGAAAGGAGAATCATCATGGCAAACAACAATCCCACCCACGTCGTGACCGGCAAGGTCCGCTTCTCTTATGAACATCTGATGGAGCCCTGGGCGAACACCCAGACGGACCCGAACGCGAAACCCAAGTACTCGGTCACGGTGCTGCTGCCCAAGAGCGACACCGCCACCAAGGCGCGCATCGATCAGGCGATCCACGCTGCACTGGAGAACGGCCGCAAACGCAAGCTGTTCGACGAGCGGGTGCCGCTGGACAAGCTGCCCACCCCCGTGTACGACGGCGACGGCGTGCGCTCGGACGGCTACACGCCCTTCGGGCCTGAGTGCAAGGGCATGTGGGTGTTCACGGCCAGCTGCGGCGAGAAGAACCGCCCGGAGATCGTGGACGCCAGTGGCAATCCCATCCTGGACGCCACGGAGATCTACTCAGGCATCTGGGGGCGCGTGAGTGTAGACTTCTACCCCTATGCCGTCCCGCAGCGCAAGGGCATCGGCTGTGGGCTGGGCAATGTGCAGAAGCTGTCCGACGGCGAGCCCCTGGGCGCCGCGCGTTCCACGGCCGCCGACGACTTCGGCGGAGACGATCCGCTGCTGTAGTATAGACCGCAGTATCGGTTAGCGGTCGACGGGAGACGGCGATGCCGTCTCCCGACAACTGCCAATCGACCTAAGGGAGGTATAGCATGCACCGGGTACACATCGATATCGAGACCTATTCCGACGTGGATATCAAAAAGGCGGGGCTGTATAAGTACGCCCAGTCTCCGGCGTTCGACATCCTGCTGATCGCCTGGGCGGTGGACGACAGGCCCGTGCGCATCGTGGATCTGACGATCGACGCCGGCGCGGAGGGCTCCAGCCACAATTTTCTGGAGCTGCAGGACTTCCTCCACGACCTGTACGATGAGGAGAACGAGCTGTACGCCTATAACGCGGCCTTCGAGCACTACTGCATCAATACCTGGCTGGCGCGGTCCGGGCGGTCTGGGATCCCGCTCTGGCGCTGGCACTGCGTGATGGCACACGGCCAGTACTGCGGCTATCCCGCGGGTCTGGCAGCGGTGGGCGAGGCGCTGGGGCTACCCAGCGACAAGCGGAAGCTGGGCATCGGGGCGGCGCTGATCCGCAAGTTCTGTGTTCCGCAGAAGGCAAACAGGACACATCCGGAAGCCTGGAGGGTACGCCCGGAGGACGAGCCGGAGAAGTGGCATCTGTTCAAGACCTACTGCATGCAGGACGTGGAGACGGAGCGCGCCGTGGAGCATCGCCTGAGCGCGTGGCCGCTGCCGGACCGGGAGCAGGATCTGTGGGAAGCCACCTGCGAGGCCAACATCAAGGGCGTGGGCGTGGACACCGATCTGGTGGAGGGCGCGCTGGCCGTGGGCGACGCGGAGATGGCCGGCTATATCGCAGAAGCGAAGGCCATCAGCGGACTGGACAATCCGAAGAGCGTGGGACAGCTGCTGAAGTGGCTGAATACGGAGATAGAAGGAGAAGAGGGGGAACCGCTGACCGACCTGCGCAAGGGCACTGTGGCCGGGCTGCTGGAGAAGGGCGTCAGCTCCGAGAAGGCCACCCGGCTGCTGGAGCTGCGTCAGCTGATGAGCAAGACCAGTACGAAGAAGTACGACGCGCTGGAGGCCGCCGTGTGCGCGGACGGGCGCGTGCGGGGCATGCTGATGTACTACGGCGCCAACCGCACGGGACGCTGGACGGGGCGCATCGTACAGCCCCAGAACCTGCCCCAGAACCACCTGCCCAGCCTGGGCTATGCCCGCGAGCTGGTGAAGGCGCGGGACGCGGAGATGCTGCGCGTGAGCTATGGCAGCGTGCCGGACGCGCTCTCCCAGCTGATCCGCACGGCGTTCATACCGGCGGAGGGAAAGCTCTACGCGGTCGCCGACTATTCCGCCATCGAAGCGCGGGTGGTGGCCTGGCTGGCCGGGGAAGAATGGGTGCTGGATGCCTTCCGGCGCGGCGAGGATATCTACTGCGCCACGGCCTCGCAGATGTTCGGCGTGCCGGTGGAGAAGCACGGGCAGAACGCCCACCTGCGCCAGCGTGGCAAGGTGGCCACGCTGGCCCTGGGCTACGGCGGAGGAGAGAGCGCACTGGCGGCCATGGGCGCCCTGAAGATGGGTATCCCGGAGGAGGACCTGCCCCAGATCAAGCAGATGTGGCGGAGGGCAAATCCCGCCATCTGCGGCCTGTGGCGGCGCGCGGAGGAGGCGGCCATGAAGGCCCTGCAGAACGGGCGGGCGCTGCTGTCCATCAAGACATCCGATCCGGGGCGGGCCCGGGAGAACGAGAGGGCCTCCGGCGCGCCGTACGGCGCCTATTCCGACCGATTCAACACGGGCGCGCAGATCGTTTTCAGGCGCGAGGGCGGCGCACATAATCAGGATTTCCTGACTCTGGAGCTGCCCTCCGGGCGCAAGCTGTTCTACGCTCATCCGCACCTGGCGCCGGCGAGAAACTTCCCGGAACGCCAGAGCCTGCACTACTACGGCGTGGACCAGACCTCGAAGAAGTGGTCGCCGGTGGACACCTGGGGCGGCAAGCTGGTGGAGAACATCACGCAGGCCGTGGCGCGGGACTGCCTGGCGGAAACGCTGCTCACCCTGCGCGCCCAGGGCCTGAACCCGGTGTTCCACGTGCACGACGAGGTGATCGTGGAGGTGGAGGACGAGAGCCGGCTGGAGGAGATCCTGGACATCATGGCCGCTCCCGTTTCCTGGGCTCCCGGCCTGCCGCTGAAGGGAGCGGGGTTCACGTGCGAATACTATCAGAAAGATTGAAGAAAGGAGCCTCTCAGGAATATGGCAACGGATAATTCCTCGCGCATGCTCACTATTTCGACGGGCAGCAGCCGGAAGTCGAAGAGCTGGGCGGCCGTGCAGCTGTCGTGGGATGATCTGGCCGGACGGCTGGAGACGCCGCTCCGAGGCACGGAATCCCACGCGGCCTACATGCGCATGCCCAAGAAGCAGCAGGACGCGCTGAAGGACATCGGCGGATACGTGGGCGGAACGCTCCGGAATGGCCGCAGGAAGGCCGCCAACGTGGTGGGCAGGGATCTGGTCACCCTGGATCTGGACGCGATCTCGGCGGGCAAAACGGGCGAGATCCTGGCCACTGTGAGCGCACTGGCGTGCGCCTCCTGCGTGTACTCCACGCGCAAGCACGATCCGGAACACCCTCGGCTGCGGGTGGTGCTGCCCCTCAGCCGCACGGTGACGCCGGAGGAGTACGAGCCCATCGCGCGCCGGGTGGGAGAATGGCTGGGCATCGAGGCCTGCGACCCCACCACGTTCGAGAGCTATCGTCTCATGTACTGGCCCAGCGCGTCGGCGGACTCCGAGTTCGTGTACGATCGCAACGACGGTCCCTTCCTGGACGCCGACGCGATCCTCGGGAGCTACCGCGATTGGCGCAACGTGGCGGAATGGCCGCAGATACCCGGGAAAGACGCGGAGGAAAAGCGCGGTGCGAAGCAGGAGGATCCCACGGAGAAGTCTGGCCTGATCGGCGCGTTCTGCCGGGAGTATGGCATCCGGGCGGCCATGGACGCGTTCCTGCCGGGCGTCTACACGCCCACGGAAGACCCCGACCGCTTCACCTTCGCCGGCGGCAGCACCTTTGCCGGTGCCATCGTGTATGACGATAAATGGATGTATTCGCATCACGCCACCGACCCTTGCGGCGGCCGACTGGTGAATGCCTGGGATATGGTGCGGCTGCACCTGTTCGGCGACAGAGATGAGAACAGCGCAGAGGACACGCCCGCGAACCGCCTGCCCAGCGCGGCGGCCATGAGCGAGCTGGCCCTTGCCGACGACGCGGTGCGCCTGAGGCAGATGGACGAGCGCGCCGAGGCGACGCGGGAGGACTTCGGGCTTCCGGCGGAAACAGGGGAGAGCACAGAAGCCGAAACCGACCGGGACTGGCGGCTGGACCTGAAGACCAACGCCAAGGGCACAGTGCTGGGAAGCCTGGATAATCTGAAGCTCATCATGGAGCACACGCCCGAGTTCAGGCGCATCAGCATGGACACGTTCCAGCAGCGGTGCCTGGTGCGGGGGCCGCTGCCGTGGAATGACGCGGAGAACACGAGGGACTGGGAGGACGCGGACGACATCGGCCTGTCGTGGCTGCTGGAGGTGCGATACGGCATCACCGACCTCAGGCGCATCAAGATGGCCGTGGACGGCTTCATGAGCCGGCACCGCTCCGACTGCCTGACGGAGTATCTGGACGCCCTGACCTGGGACGGCGTGCCCCGGGTGGAGGAGCTGCTGATCAGGTATCTCAAGGCGGACGATACGCCCTATGTGCGCGCGGTGACGCGCAAAACGCTGGTGGCCGCCGTGGCCCGCGCCTACAAGCCCGGGCGCAAGTTCGACACGGTATTGACACTCACAGGGGCGCAGGGCATTGGAAAGAGCCTGCTGCTGGGGATCCTGGGCGGTCCATGGTATAACGACAACATCCAGGAGTTCACCGGCAAGGACGCGGCGGAGCAGCTGCGGGGCGTGTGGATCTGCGAGATCTCGGAGGTGGACCGGTTCTCCGCAAAGTATGAGGCCAGCGCCGTCAAGCAGTTCATCACCCGCCAGGACGACATCTATCGGGAGCCCTACGCCCGCAGGACCGCGCCCCACCCGAGGCGCTGCATCTTCACCGCCACTACCAATCAGGCGGACTTCCTGACGGACGCCACCGGCAACCGGCGCTGGTGGGTAGTGCGCTGCCACGCCACAGCCGACCACCGGGGCGACGATCTGGACCGGCTGCGCCGGGAGCGGCATCAGGTGTGGGCGGAGGCCGTGGCGCTGTGGAAGTGCGGCGAGAAGCTGACGCTGGAGGACGAGCTGTATCAGGCCGCTACGCAGGCGCAGGAGGACGCCCTGGCCGAGGACGCGTGGCAGGGGCTGATCGCCGAGTTCGTGTCGAGGCCCGTGCCGAAGGACTGGGAGGAGCGCAGGCCCGACGCGCGGCGCACCTGGTGGAGCGACGAGTTCGGCCAGCAGCGGGAGGCGGACACCGAGCCCCGCCGGAGCGTCTGCTGCGTGGAGATCTGGTATGAGCTGTTCGGGCGCGACCGCGCCAGCCTGGACGGGCGGGCCTCCCGGCGGATCATGAACGCGCTTCGACGGCTTCCGGGATGGGTGGAATTCGGGCCGAAACGGGGCGTGTACGGACTGCAAAAGACGTTCGTCCGGACGGATCGGTACAGTATACAACCTGTGGAAAAGTATGTGGAAAAAGCTGTGGAAAAGAAGGGAAGGGAATGACGCGAGATGGCCTTAAACCCTGTTACCGGGCTTGTTACTGAGCTGTTACCAAAAAAGTTGGTAACACCCGGAGCTGTTACCAAAAAAGTTGGTAACACCCCGGTAACAGGGTCGGTAACAGCCCTGAAGCCAGATAAACACTGGATTTGATACCGTGTTACCAAAATTTCAGGGTTATTATTAATATCTTGAATTAGGCAGTAAGAGGGGCATATAAAATGCCTAATCGCGTATATAGTTAATATAAGGGAATTTTGGTAATCCGGTAACAGTCCAAAAAATTGGACACAAAATATAAGGGGTGAAAATATGCCTGTGGAAAAGTATATCGAGCAGCATCTGGTGCGGTCCATCACGCGCATGGGCGGCCTGTGCGTGAAGCTGAACTGCCCCGGCTTCGCCGGAATGCCGGACCGCCTGATCCTGATGCCCGGTGGAAGGATCGCCTTCGCCGAGACGAAGGCGCCTGGAAAGAAGGAGCGCCCGATCCAGCGCGCCGTGCAGGAGCAGCTGAGACGGCTGGGGCACACCGTGTTCAGCAGCGTGGACTGCACCGGGAAGGTGCAGGAGGTGCTGGACTGGGCGGCGGGAGCGAGAGTTGAGAGTTGAGAAGGAGGTTCCCTGAGTGTCTACATTTACGCCCTATCCCTACCAGACTTACGCCATCGAGCGCATCGTGAACGAGGAGCACGTCGGGCTGCTGTTGGACATGGGCCTCGGCAAGACTGTGATCACACTGACGGCGCTGCGGGAACTGATCTACGACCGTCTGGCCGTCTCCCGGGCGCTGGTGATCGCGCCGAAGAAGGTGGCGGAGGCCACCTGGCAGGTGGAGGCGAAGAAGTGGGACCACCTGAGGGATCTCCGGATCAGCACCTGCATGGGCACGCCGGGCCAGCGCATGGCGGCGCTGGAGGAGCAGAGCGACATCGTGGTCACCAACCGCGACAACGTGGTGTGGCTGGAGGCGAACCTGAACGATCCGTCGATCCGATCGAAGGGTTTCGACATGGTGATCGTGGACGAGTCCAGTTCCTTCAAGAATCCGTCTTCCAAGCGGTTCAAGGCCCTTAGGCGGATGCTGCGGTGGATGAAGCGCGTGGTGATCCTGACAGGCACGCCCGCGCCGAACGGGCTGGAGGACCTCTGGGCACAGATCTATCTGCTGGACAGGGGCGAGCGGCTGGAGCGATACATCACCCACTACCGCACCCGGTACTTCGACTACAACCCCTGGCGGCACGCCTTCACGCCCAAACCCGGCGCCTTCGAGGCCGTGCGGGAGAAGATCAGCGACCTCTGCGTGAGCATGTCAGCCGCGGACTACCTGATGCTGCCGGAGCGTATCGTGCACGATATCCCCGTGGCACTGGATGAGAATGCGCGCAGGGCGTACCGGAAGCTGGAGCGGGAGATGCTGCTGGAGCTGAACGAGGACGAGGCCATCACCGCCCTCAGCGCGGCGAGCCTGACGTGCAAGCTGCTGCAGCTGTGCGGGGGCAGCGTGTACGACGCGCAGGGCAACGACCACGAGGTGCACGACGCCAAGCTGGAAGCGCTGAGCGAGCTGGTGGAGAGCCTGAACGGGGAATCGTGCCTGGTGTTCTACGGCTTCCGGCACGAGATCCCGCGCATCCTGGCATCGCTCCCCAGGGGTGCGCGGGTGCGTCAGCTGGACAGCGCTGCCGACGCCGATGCCTGGAACCGGGGAGAGGTGGACGTACTGCTGGCTCACCCTGCCAGCTGCGCCTACGGCCTGAACCTGCAGATGGGAGGGCGGCATATCGCGTGGTACACGCTGCCCTGGAGCCTGGAGTTGTACCAGCAGGCCAATGCCCGCCTGTGGCGTCAGGGGCAGACGAAGCCCGTAGTGATCCACCGGCTGCTGGTGCAGGGCGGTGTCGACGAGGATGTGGCGAAGGCGCTGGAGGGTAAAGCGGACGTGCAGGGAGCGCTGCTGGAAGCGCTTAAGCGGCGCGCCAATGCAGAGTTGAGAGTTGAGAGTTGAGAGTTGAAGGAGGAAGGCTGAATGAAGACCACGGAGCCAATCATCTGGCAGGGGCGGAATTACAGCAGCTGGGCGGAGCTGGCCCACTGGGCACCCAAGGGCGTGGACAGCGATGTGCTGCGAAAGCGCATCGCCCGGGGGATGACCATCGACGAGGCCATGTCGCTGCCGGTGCGCCAGCACACGGGCGCGGAGTATCGCCGCTATCCGTACAGGGGGCAGATGCTGACAGCCTCGGAGCTGCTGGAACTCGCCCACAGGGGCCTGACCATCCGGCAGCTGCGCGTGCGGCTGTCCTCCGGCTGGCCCACGGAGCTGGCGCTCTCGACGCCGCCCGGTGGAAGGCTGCGCTACGGCGCCAGCGTCGCGTGCACCGGTAAACGGCAGCTGAAGGCGATCGTCGATCCCACCGCCCGGGAGAAGGTCGCCCGCGCGTTCGTGCGCTGGGTGCTGGCATACAAGGGCGACCCCGAGCTGGAGCGCCTGAACGAAAACGCCTTCCGCTTCGCGCGGCCGCTGTACGAATGGCGCCTGGAGTTCACGCCCGACGGCCTGCTGCACGTGACCAGCGTCTTTCGGAAGACCGGCGCCCTCAGCGGCTCCGAGCGCGTCTACCAGCCCCGGGAGCGCCGAAACGGCAGCGGGATCGGGTTCACATTGAAAGCATAACAGAAGGAGGAGGAATGACATTGGGCAACGCAAGTACATCGAAAATGATCAAAGAAAAATACGGTGTCGAGTATCTGCTGCGGCAGCTGGCCGAGGAGTGCTGCGAGCTGGCGCAGGCATCCCTGAAGCTGGTGCGAACGAGGCATCCGGGCGAAACGCCCGTATCCGTGGAGGAAGCCAGGCCGCGATTCTACGAAGAGCTGGCGGACGTTCAGATCCTGTGCGATATGATGCTGGACATCATGCACACAGACGAGCGGCATATGGTGAACAGGAATTACATGGCAAAAGAGGCCCGGATGATCAAACGCCTGCTGGGAGAGGGGGAGGAAAACGCATGACCGTATCTCTGATTTACGCGCCCGAAGAGCGGGAACGGATGCTGGTAAAGCGCGCCATCTGGATCACCATGGGCAGGATCGGCGAGCCCACGGAGCCTATCTCGCCGGAGCTGCTGCACAAGGTGCTGCGGGCCCGCCACAGCCCGATCCGGGTGCTCAACTTCGCGTTCCTGCTGGGAGATATCCCCTCGAACATCGCCACGCATCTGGCGCGGCACGTGCACGCGGTGCCCTTCATCAGGAGCCTCAGGAATGACCGTCAGAAGGACATCGACGGCGATACCGCACCCAGGAACGTGCCCGTCGACATGATCCTGTACGTGAACGCTGAGGAATTGATGACGATCGCCAACAAGCGCCTTTGCAATAAGGCCAGCGAAAAGACGCAGGAGGCCGTGCGCCGGATGTGCGACGAGGCAGAGCGCGTCATGCCGGAGCTGCGCGGTCTGCTCACGCCCATGTGCGAGTACCACGGCGGTGTGTGCCATGAGATCAACGGCTGCGGGAAGTGCCGCGGCAGTGACCTCTGAGCATCGAATGGCCGAAGGGAGGGAAGTTCCATGACTCCAAAACAATACCTGCTCCGCGCCTGGCAGATCGACAAGCGCATCGACGCGAAGCTGGCCGAGCGCGACCGCCTGTATGACCGGGTGGACGCGCTGCGCTCGCCGCGCCTGAGCGATATGCCCCGCGGCGGCCAGCACGACTGGACCGACGCCGTGCATGATCTGGTGGAGCTGACGCGCGACATCGACGGCGAGATCCGCGAGCTCTGCCGCGTCAAGCGCGAGGTGCGGGAGGCCATCGACTCCGTGGAGGATCTCCGCCTTCGGCGCGTGCTGGAGCTGCGCTATCGCTCATATATGACGTGGGAGCAGATCGCCCAGGAGATGGGCTACGAGCTGCGATGGGTGTACGAGCTGCACGGGAGAGCGCTGCTGCGAGTGCGCGATTTTCAAAACAGGACATTGTAATGCACTATTGACATGTGTTACAGTATAGACTGCGAAGCAGCAGCGGAAAAGACTATCCGCCGCTGCTTTTTGCTACAGCCATCATCAGCGCTATAAGCGCGGCCCGGCGGGCCATCCTTCTCCCGCGGGGGTGCGCGCCTGCCGGAACGGAGTCTTTAGTATTTTCTGCTCCGGGGCGGTTCAAGGCGCGCTGTTTTTATATAGAGTTGAGAGTTGAGAGCCGACGGGAAAGGAGGGCGGTTGCGTGGCTAAGGGCAAATATCGGCGATGGCTGGAGCCCGACGGCCTGAAACTGCTGGAATCCTGGGCGCGGGACGGGCTGACCCATGAGCAGATCGCGCGGAAGTGCGAGGTCAATCCAGACACGCTCTACAGCTGGAAGAACAGATTCTCCGAGATAGACGAGGCCTTAAAAAAGGGCAAGGAAGTCGTCGACGTTGAGGTGGAAAACGCGCTGCTGAAGCGCGCGCTGGGGTATAAGTATACCGAAACCATGATTGAGGAGTCCGAGGACGGTATCAAAACACGAAGGACCGATAAGTTCATTCCACCGGACGTCACGGCGCAGATCTTCTGGCTGAAGAATCGCAGGCCTGGCGCGTGGCGTGAGAAGCAGGTTGTGGGGGTCTCTGAGGAGACGCTGGCCAAGGCGCGCGAGATCCTCGGGGGTGTGCAGAGTGTCATTAAGTGAGAAACAGCAGGAGTTTCTGTGGCACTGTGATCACCGTTGGAACATAAAGACCGGAGCGACCGGCAGCGGTAAGAGCTGGATCGACTATGCGGTGGTGATCCCGCAGCGCCTTCTGGCGCTGAAGGGCGAAGGCGCGGCGGTGATACTGGGCAACACCCAGGGCACGGCCAACAGAAACATCCTGGAGCCCATGCGGAACATCTGGGGCGAGGCGCTGGTCGGTACGATCAACAGCAGTGACAACAGCGCGTGGCTATTCGGTCGTAAGGTCTACGTGATGGGCGCTGACAATAAAAAGCACGTCGCCCGGATCCAGGGCATGACTATCGAATACGCCTACGGTGATGAGGTGCCGACCTGGGCCGAGGCCGTGTTCCAGATGCTCAAGAGCCGCCTGCGCTGCCCGCATAGCCACTTTGATGGTACGGGCAACCCGGACGCGCCACAGCACTGGTTTAAGCAGTTCCTAGACTCTGACGCAGACATTTACTACCAGCTGAGCACGATCTTCGACAACCCATTTCTCCCACAGGAGTTTGTGGATAACCTGTGCAAAGAGTACGCGGGGACGGTGTATTACAACCGCTTCATTCTGGGGCAGTGGGTCGCTGCTGAGGGCATAATATACCGGCAATTCGCGGACAATTCCGAACGGTTCATACTGGATGACTTGCCGGAAGGCGACGCGATACGAAACGCGGTTATCGGCGTGGACTTCGGCGGCGGCACTTCGGCACACGCCTTCTGCTGCGTGGGCTTCACTATCAAGGGGCGGCTGGTGGTGCTTGATGAGTACCGGGAGAAGGCCGCATTGACGCCGGACAAACTGGCACAGGATTTCGTGGATTTCGTGCGCCGATGCAAGGCGCGGTGGCTGGTGACGGACTGCTGGTGCGATTCAGCAGAGCAGACGCTCATAAACGGGCTGCGGGCGGCGTCGGCTGCTGCGGGGCTGGGGCTGAATATCGGCAACGCGATGAAGCGGGCAATCAATGACCGCATTCGGGCGACCTGCATCCTCATGGGCGCGGGTCGCTTTTTCGTGGCGCGGAACTGCAGGGAGACCATCGACGCGTTGAAAAGTGCGTTGTGGGACAGCAAGAAGATCACGGAGGATGTGCGGTTGGATGACGGCACGACGAACATCGATAATCTGGACGCGATGGAGTATTCCTTCGAACGGGAGATTCCCGCACTGATAGATACATGGCGGTGATGCTATGCGAGTTTGGGACACTATAAAGAGTTGGGGGCGCGGCATGATGCAGAGGGCAGCTTCATCCACGGGCATCGCCCGCGAGTATAAGACGGTATTCGAGCTGGGCGGCGTGCCAGCGTTCGCGCAGTTTTACGACTTCGGCATTTTCATCTGGAAACTGCTGTACCGGGGATTCTACAAACCTTGGCATTTGGTGGCCGCGCCGAACATCCTGAATGAGGCAGCGAAGCGGGAGCTGTACCGGCTGAACGCGCCCAAGGCCGTGTGCGCGGAGATCGCGGGGCTGGTATGGGGCGAGGAGTGCGAGATCAACGTCAGCATGGACGGGCGGGAGAGCACGGACGAGAACCCAGACCCGCTGAACGCGTTTATCCAGAGTGTGCTTTGCGACAACGCTTTCCGGGAGAAGATGCAAGAGAGCATCGAGCAGGGCTGCGCGCTGGGCGGGTCTGCGATGAAGGTCTGGCGCGACGTGCGGCGGGATTCCAACGGGAACGAGGTCGAGGGCACCGAGAAAATCCGCATCGGCTACGCGATGGCCGACCAGTTTGTGCCGATTGCGTGGGACAATGCGCAGGTACACGAGGCCGTGTTCATCTCTCGCGTGGCTAAGAAGGGCTGGTATTACACCCGGCTGGAGTGGCACACGTGGGACGGCATGACCTACACGATCCGAAACGAGCTGTACCGGGCAGAGATGCAGAAGGGCGCGAACGGAGATTCTCAGGACATCCTCGGCATCCGCGTGCCGCTGGCGGAGGTTTACCCGTATCTGGACGAGGAGACTGTGGTCCCCGTCGGCGAGAGCCTTTTCACCTACTGGCGCACGCCAATTGCGAACAACCTGGATGATAACTCCCCGCTGGGTATGAGCATCTACGGCAACGCGCTTGAAACCTTGCACGCGCTGGACATCTGTTATGATTCCTTTGTCCGGGAGTTCCGGCTGGGCAAGAAGCGAATCATCGTCCCGGCGCGGGCGCTGCGGACCGTCGTTGACCCGCAGAGCGGCAAAATGCGGCGATACTTCGACGCGACGGACGAGGCCTATGAGGCGCTGGCGAGCGACGATCCGAACGACCTGAAGATCACGGACAACTCCGTGGAGCTGAGGGTTGAAGAGCATATCGCGGCGCTGAACGCTTTCCTGTCAGTTCTCTGCCTGCAGCTGGGCTTCAGCGCCAACACGTTCAGCTTTGATGAGAAATCCGGCATAAAGACCGCGACGGAGGTCATCAGTGAGAACAGTAAGACCTACAAGACCATAAAGACCATCCAGAACCAGCTCGCCCCGGCGATTGAGCACATCGTGCGCAGCATCGTGGACGTGGCGATTCTGTACGGCATGGAGTGGGAAGGCCAGAGCGTGGAAAGCCTCGCGGCGAACGGCTTCCATGTTCAGGTGGTCTTCGACGATGGCGTGACGCAGGACCGGCAAACGAACATTAACGAGGGCGTCATGCTGGTGGGCGCGGGGCTGTTGAGCAAAAAGACGTTCATGACCGAGAAGAAATACGGCATGGGCCTGACGCCGGAACAGGCGGACGCGGAACTGGCGCAGATCGCGAAGGAGACGCCAACAAACGCGGTGGACGTGACAAGGCTGTTCGGCGGGATGGAGTGACGTAAATGAGGCCAGCGCTGATAGATAACATGTCGTGGGCGATGGCCGAGGTCTACGGCGCAGTAACGGACAGGATTCTCGTCAACCTCGCGCGGCATTTCCCCTACATCAAAAACGCGGACCAGATCCGCGGCTCCTTCGATTATCAGGCGCGCCTGCTGGCCCAGATGGGGCAGATAAACCGGGAGTCGGCGGACATCATCATGCAGAGCCTTGACGGGGCGGATGAAGTGTTGCGCGGGGCGCTGGAAACGGCGATTCTGGACGCGCTGAAAACGGAGGAGCCAAAACTCCGCAAGGCAGCGAAAAATGGGCTGCTCCAAGGTCCCGGCATGATTCCCCCGGAGATGAGCGCGAACCAGATGCAGGCGTTCCGAGCCTACTACCAGCAGAGTGCGGACAAGCTGAACCTCGTCAACACGGTCATGCTGGAATCGACGCAGGCGGCCTACACGGCCACTGTGACCGACGTTGCGGCGAGGATAGGGAGAACCCAAAGCATCCTCAACGTGGGCGCGGGCGAGGTCGTGACGGGCGTTTCAAGCTGGAATCAGGCCATGCACGACGCCGTCAGGAAGATGGTCACCAACGGCCTGACTGGCTTCATCGACCACGGCGGGCATAAGTGGTCACCCGAGGCGTATGTGGCTATGGACATCAGGTCGACGATGTTCAACACGGCGCGGGCGGCGATTGCGGAGCGTGCCGGGCAATACGGGGCGGACCTGTATCAGGTGAGCAGCCACAACGGGGCAAGGCCGCTGTGCTATCCGTGGCAGGGCAAGGTTATTTCCCGGTCCGACTGGACGGGCGAGGTCGAGGACATCGACGGGAACAAGGTGCACGTCTACGCGCAGAGCGAGACCAGCTACGGCGAGGCGGCGGGGCTGTTCGGGGTGAACTGCAAGCATTACCCGATGACGTTCATACCGGGCTTTTCCGCGCTTCGGGGCGAGCCGCAAGACCCGGAGGAGAACGCCGAGGCCTACGCATTGAGCCAGCAGCAGCGAGGGATGGAACGCAAGCTGCGGGAGGAAAAGCGCGACCTGGCTGTGATGAAAGCGCAGGGCGCGAGCGAAGATCAAATCAGGGCGCAGAGGGAACGCGTGAACCGCGCAAGCGCGCAGATCGAGGACTTCTGCGACGAACACGATTTGCCGAGGCGGAGGAGCAGGGAGTTCACGCCCGTCAACGCAAAGTTCCCGCCCAGTGACAGCTACGACCCGACGACCTTCCCGACGGAGCAGCGGGAGAGGATGCGGGAATGGTTCGGCGGTGGGGCTGCGCCGGTTGACACTGAGCCGGAAGTGCCCGCGCAGACGTCCGGCATCCAGCATTTCGACTTCACACCTGCGCAGACCGTTGAGGAAGCGGAAGCTTACGCGCGGCGGTTTTTGCAGTCGGAAGAATACGGCTCCGTCAGCTACAAGGGCATCGACGTGGAATATGCGAACACCTGCAACCGCGTGCTGAATGACGTTTACAGTCAATACACGCCGAAATACAAGCTAAAGCAGATCGCGCCGATGAACGCCCGCGAAAAGATATTCAAGAGCATCATAGATTCATCGGAGGCGTGCTATCAATGGGCCGGTGACGGGTCGATGTATGTGAACCCGCGTTTCTACAAGTCGGCAAAGGTGTTTGAAGCGCATAAAAAGCAGATCGAGGACTTGACCGAGATCGTGCTGAAGGAGGGGCAAAAGCTGATTGATTCCGGGCGTTATACTGGTATGAAGCGCACACACCTTGAAGCGGTTTTGCGCACGGGCAGGCAGTGTGTCAGCCAGTCCTATGACTTCGTTGAAGGTACTTTTGTCCATGAATCCGGGCACATGCTCGACGATAAACTGTTCCGCAAGGTCATGAAAGCGATTGATAGCCCGTTGGCGAAGATGAATGCCATAAGCGAAAGTCGCGCGGCATTCGGCGGCGGGATTTCGGGCTATGCGGTGACGGACAACAACGAGTATATCGCTGAGAGTTTTACCGCGTGGTGGTATGGCGAAGTCGATAAACTCGACCCGGAGCTGGTGCGCATCTTTGAGGAGGCGAAGACCTTTGACGCAGGATGACATGATTATCTTCGACCCGCTCGGAGAATTGCAGAAGATCGTGGACGACATAAGCGAAGGCGAAAAGGAGGAATAGACATGGCTTGCACCCATCCCGTCTTGTACAGTCGCAACTGCGTGCTGTACTGCCAGATTTGCGGCGCGGTGATTGACCCGCCGAAGACCGAAAAGCCGCTGGAAGGGGCCACGGAGGCCGCCACAGAGGCCAAGGAGAAGAAGCCGCGCAGGACGCGCAAGGCCAAAGCTGATTAAGGCAACCGTTCGGAAATTCCGACAGGTTGCCTTTTTCATACCATCACGTCCGGCGGGACGATAAACACGCATCGGCCTATCACTCTAACAGGCCGCAAAAAGGAGGAGTTATGGCGAACATTTTTACCCGCAAGGCGCTGAATGAGATCATGGCAAACGAGGAGCTGACGCCGGAGCAGCGGACGGAGCAGGTTTTCGGCCTGTACGGTCGCGCGCTGGATGACGGCTACATTTCCAAGACCGCCGCGCAGCAAGCGCAGCAGACGGCGCTGGACAATGCCAAGGCCGAATGGGAGAAGGGCGTCAAAGTCCCTGACCCGAAGGAGAGCGATGCCTACAAGGCCCTGCTGGGCGAGTATAACGCCTACAAGCAGATGCAGCAGGCGCGCGGCTCCAAGGAGTACGAGGCCGTCAAGCCCAAGTTCTTCGAGACGGTCTACGGCATGATCGACCGCAAGGACGGGGCGAAATCCGTCGAGGAACAGCTGAAGGGTATACGGGAGAACTACGAGGAGTATTTCAGCCCGGCCCAGCAGCAGAAGCCCAATTTCGGCGCACCCACGGAGGGCAGTATGCCGAAGGGCGAGACCGGCGCGGTGAAGGGATTCGCCGACGCCTGGGGATTTGTCCCCAAGAAATAAGTAAAGGAGCTGAAACGCAATGGCATTTGTGCAGACTGATGTCAACTATGCGGCTGAATACAGCCGCGCGCTGGCCGAGGCCTATCCCTATCTGAGCTACTTCGGCGCGATCTGGGCGAGCCCGAACAGCGCTCTCTATCGTCCGGGCATGGGCAAGACCATGTACATCCCGAACATCTCCACCAGCGGCGCGCGCGACGTGAACCGCAACCAGATCACCGGCACGTTCAACCGCAACTGGAACAACGAGCTGCAGGCCGTCACCCTCCAGATGGACCGCGAGTGGGATACCCTCGTCGACCCGATGGACATTCTGGAGACCGGCGACGTGGCGACCATCGCCAACATCACCCGCATGTTCAACGAGTTTCAGAAGGTGCCTGAGATGGACGCTTTCATGGCCTCCAAGCTGGCTTCCTTCGCGTCCGCCTTCGGCGGCGTGAGCACCACGGCCCTGGACGCCACGAACATTCTGGCACAGTGGGACAACGCGCTGGCCTACATGGTCAATCAGCGCGTGAACCGTGACCGGTTGGTTGCGTACATGATCCCGAATGTGTACAAGCTGCTCAAGCAGGCCACCGGCATGACTCGCTTCATTGAGGTCACCAACGGCATCCGCGACGTGGACCGCAATATCGCGCGCCTGGACGGCGTGACCATCGTCGAGGTCCCGGAGGACATGATGAAGACCGCCTATACCTTCACCGAGGGCTGGGCTGTCGACACGTCCACCGCGCAGCAGATCAACTTCCTGATCGTCGACCCGATGGCTGTGGCCGCTCCCGTCAAGTATGAGACGTCCATGATGTCCGCGCCCACCGCGCAGAGCAAGGGCAAGTACCTGTACTACGAGCGGTACTACTACGGCGCGTTCATCCTGAACCAGCGCCAGGCGGGCGTCTACGCCAACCTGGGCGCGGCTCCCTCGCTGGGCAGCCTGACCGTGACTTCCACAGCCGGCAGCGCTGCGGGCGCGACCAGCATCGGCGTGACCGGCAACGGCCTGTGGGCTGATGGACATCCCGTCGAAGGCCTGAAGATCAAGTACAGCACCGGCAACGACGCTGCCATCGTGCCGACCTACGGCGCGGTGCCTGACGCGACTAAGACGTGGGTCGAGGCGGCCGCGAGCCCGATTGCGCTGACCAGCCAGACGGCGGGCAAGTACATCACCGTGGTGCTCGTGAACGCGCAGACCGGCTATGTCGTGTCCGGCGGCTCTACCACGCTGGTGGTCGGGACCTGATGAGGTGACGGCATGAGCGCGATTGTGGATTACAGCTATTACAGCACGGTCTACATGGGAACGGAGGCCGACGAGGCCTCCTTCCCGGCGCTCTGCGCTCGCGCTCTTGATGTCGTGGGCGCTATGACGCGCTGGGCGGTGACCGAGGAGAGCTTCACGGCGCTCCCGGCTCCGATCCAAACCCTGTATCAAAAGGCCGTATGCGCGCAGGTGGACTTCTTCGCCGTGAACGGGCTGGACAGCGTGAACGTCAGCGCGGGCGCGGACAACGGTTTCACCGTTGGCAAAGTGAGCGTGCACGGGCGCAGCGGCGCGGGGATCTCCGGGCGGTTGAGCGACAGCGTTGCACCGCTGGCGGTGGGCTATCTGGAGCAGACCGGGCTTCTCAACCCGAGCGTGCCGGTCGCTGACTGGCCGATGCTGGGCGGGTGGTTCGGATGCTGAGACCCATTCCCCCGCAGATACTGCGCAGCACGGCGACAGTTGAGGTCTGTAACGGGACGGATTTGTACCAGAACCAGACCTATGAGACGTATACCGTGAAGCGGGTGCATATCCAGCCCACGGAGAAGATCGTCAAGACCAGGACGAACACCGACCAGCAACTATCTTCCGTGCTGTACGTGGACGCGCGAATCAGCAGCCCCGCCCTCGACTGGCGGGCGCTGCTTCAAGAGGCGCACGACAACGGCGGGGATATGCGGGTCACCGTCCGGGGCATCACCTATACGGTGGCCTATGTGGACGGGCTGCGCGACGATACCGACCGGCTCCACCACTGGGAAATCGGCATGTTCTAAAGGCGGTGAGCTTATGCCGGTCAGGATCAACATTTCACAGAGCGCCGTAACCGCAAGGGTGACCGGCGCTTTTCAGGCGGGTCTCCCGCAGTTGAGCGAGGAGATACTAAACGACTGTAACCAGTTTTGCAAGGAGGACACGGGGACGCTGATTGCGTCCAGTCTGGTGCATTCCCGGCCGCAGGAGGGCAAGCTGATCTGGCAGACGCCCTACGCGCGGCGGCAATACTGGGCGATACGGACGGCGTTTAAGACCGTCAACCCAAGCGCGACTTGGCGCTGGTGCGAGTACGCGAAGCGAAAATACAAGGCGCGTTGGGAACGGCAAGCGCAGAGATTAACGGAGATGAACCTATGAGCGCGATAAACGAGGTGATCGAGGCCGTTATCGGCCTGATGAATGACACGGAGCCATTCGCCCCTGTCACCCGTGGGGCCCTTCCTACGGGCATAGGGCTGGTGTGCGAGATTGGCCCCAGCACGCCGGAGGAGGTATATCTGGACAAAAACAGCTATATTCCGCTGGATATCACGCTCAACGGTAAACACCCAAACCTGCAAACGCTGTCCGAGACGATGAACGCGATACATTCCAGCCTGACGCGGGCGACGGAGTACCCGGAGGGCGAGGGCTGGAAAATCGTGGACATCACGAACTACACCCTGCCGCAGATCGTGGA